ACTCCTGATGCTCCGAACTGACCTAAATTTGTTTGTGCTTGATTTATTGCAGCGTTTTGCAACTGAGTTAATTCAGCAATACGATCTCCTGTGTATGCTTGAAATGGCTGTTGGCTTGCAGTATTCGCTCTTTGAAATACAGATTCCTGTAGATCTTTAAAATACTGTGGAATTTCATACTGTACTTGACCTTGACTCGGTGCTTGTACTATCGTTGAAGTTGGTTTAAATAAACTTCCCATTATAAATTATCTCCGTATGTTCCGCCTAGATATTCGAAATTCTGTCTCATTAACCATTGATGTTTTCTATCGATATCGTGTCCTTGTGTCATTTCAAGTATTAAAGGCATTTTCGTTAGTTTAACGTATTCTTTAACATATTCTAGCAATTTTTTTGCTATTCTACTATTCCTTTTTTTATTATCTACATAGAGCCAATTTACTCGATAAAACTTCTTATCGGTGTACCACATATCTCCTAATACTAAAGATATTGTTCCTACTATTTTACCTTCTTTTTCCGCCACTATAACGAAATGATTATAAATAATATCATGTATATAAGCATCTCCTTTTCCTGTATTAGGCTTTCCTAAGTTTAAAGGCGATTCTTTTAGCCAATTAAGAAGTAAGTTTCTAATTGGTCGTACATCGTCTAAAGTCGCTTTGCGATAGTTAATCAAGTAATCCTTTCGATTTTAAAGCATCTATAAGTGTTGCAACAACATTAGCTACATCTCCTAAAGTTGCTGTTGTAGGATCAATCGTTTTAGTTGTCGTAACATTATCAGTACTAAAACCCGTACCAGCAGGCTGAGTAATCTCTAATAAATACTGTTCTAAGTCAGTAACCGCTCGATTATATATCTCGTTTATATCGTCTTTATTTCGACTTAAAGGAATCGTAGGAGGTCTTTTAAATGTCATTATCGTTTACCATCGGGTCGAGCATCAACACGTAAAGTTCCAAATCTCCAATTATCATCTACACTAGAATCACTTAATATTTTTACTGCAATTTGCCTTCCTCTCGCTCTCGTATTTACATCTCTCGTACTAGAAGTAATATCAATTACTCCTGATTCCGTTTGAGTATCAGCAGGAAATTCTCTTGATAATAAATTCATTTTAACTGTTCCCTGTAAGTTTTTAAAATCAGGAATATATCCTCGAATAAACATGAATTGATCTCCGTCTGCAATATCTACATCTCCACTAGTAATATATGATTCCATAATTGCACCATTTTTAGTTGTCCCTGTTTCATGTTCATAAATAAAACTACGACCAGGTGATACTCCGTTTAGCGTTTGAGTAGTCGCCTCCGTAGAATTATCGTAATATTCCGTAGCTTGTGGAATAGAAAATACTCCCTGATCAATCCAGGTACTACGATTCATAGTTCCGATATACCATACATTTTCTTGGTAATTATAAATAACATATCGATCTACTTGACTTGAATTCGCTGAACAATAAAACCAGATAACTTCATTAAATTCGTTATTCTCACCCGCATATACTTGAGGATTTTGAGCTGTATTAATATCGTTAAATACATACGATTTAACACTACAAGGAAGTTCTTGAATTGAACCTCGATAGACCATAAATCGACCTTCCGACATCCAATAGGCTGTATCATTAACAACTACTGTAGAATTCATACCCACAGCTCCACAATCTGTTCCTAATAATCGAAAGCCGAAAGTAAAGGGAGGTCCGATAAACTGCATACTATGAAGTCCTAAATCAGTCCATACTAAGATTTCATTTCTAGTTTTCTTCGCAGATATAATTTTACTACCTTCACCTAATCTTTGAGAGCCCGCTGTATTTGTTGTTGTAGGAGTCCATTGTGTAAAGTTTTCTTGATCCGACCAGCGAATAAACATCGTATCTTGAGTACTCGGAGTTCCTATCGTTAATTCCGTTCCAAAACAAATTAAATGACGATCAGGAGTAGAAACTAACCCTGTAGTTGAAGCGGTAGGAGCATTCGTAACTTGAGTCATTCTATTATTATCTAACCCTGCGGAAGTATCCCAAATGTAAGTTCCGCCATTCTTTTTCCAACCATATAAATCTTCACCCGCATTATCAAAACTCCACATTCCCATATCAAGCGTAACGTTAGAAACGGAACGAGCAGTTCCCCATGCTTCCGATCCCCAAGTATAAGTTCCCCAACCATACCCGATAGTTTGAACATCAGGTTCTACTGTTTCTTCAAATTCCGCATCTCCACTTCCTGTAGTTGTAATACCTACACCTGATTCTGCAGACGGCATTTCAATATAAAAAGCATCTCCGTTAGCAACATCTTGAACTTCAAATTCACCTGTTTCAAAATCAGAGACAGTATAGGAAGTACTTGCCGTTAGTCCTGATATATTATCAAAGATAACAAAATCACCTGGACCCGCTCCATGACTATTAATATTAACTGTAACATTTGAACTACCATTCGTAGATGTAAATAAACTTGTTAAAGACGTATTAGATTGACGAATAGGAGTAATATCGTAAAGATTTCCACCGTTAAAAATGTAAACTTTTTTATTTGTGCCAAGTCCGATATATCGATTTCCGTCTAAATCGAACCATGCTTTAATTCCTCGAACAGCTCCGACCATCGCTGAACTTGCGATACGAAGCCAACCTCCTATCTTTTGAGGAAGTCCGAATCGAAAACGAACTTTATCACAATCTACCCAAGTTCCTTCCGCACCGTATTCCGTGTTTTCTTTATCGATTCCAGGTCTAAATTGAACTTTATTCAGCATCTTTCTTATTTAATAATCTAGCAGTTGTTACTAAATTAGCTTTTACCATTTCATTTCGAAAGCTTTCAATAGCGGCCCCTGCTTGGTTTGTTTGTCGAGAATTTTCAATCATAAGTAAAGGCATCATGGCCATCGCACAACCGTACTCATCTACTTCTGCTCCTGTTTGAGGATGCGTTCCTTTTATTTGAATAAACCAAGCACAATCAAATTTTTTGCAAGGTTTAAAGTTATTAAGAGGACAGTTATCTTTAACTTCAAGTTTCAAGGTTAATCTTTCGAAGCGATAATTAAATCGACATATTGAACGTCTAAATTAAAATTATCACTGAATGTGTGCGTGTGAGAACTACCTGCTAATGTTCCTACAGTGTGAGTATGAGATCCTCCACCTCCTTGATACTCAGTGTAATATCTTCTCGCACCGCCATCGTTTCCTGTATTTCTCGTTCCTGCACTAACACTATCACCTGTACCAAATTCCACATGACCTCCTTCTAAGTGTCTATGTGAAGGTATTTGGCTTAACGTTAGAGTAGTAGCTCCAACACTCCCTGTAATAGTTACGGAAGTACCTCCTGATGTACCGCTTACAGTTTGATTTGTATTAAACGCTCCTGAAAAAGTATTACTACCACCCGAACTTGCTGCTCCTGTCACGACACGTAACGCTTTATTATTATGTGTTGTATCTTTCGTCCAACCAGTTGGAGCTGATGTTTGTTGAAATAACATTTTCGTTCCAGAAGCAAACGGTTGAATCCCCGTTAAAGATGATCCATCACCTGTATAAGTAGTCGCATTAATTGTATCAGCACTTAACGTTCCTAACGAATTAGCGAAAAGATCGACCATTTCGTTTCCGTTTTTATTATACATAATCGTATGCGCACCTTGACTTACTGCAACTCCATTTGCTGTATGACCTGTAGGGGCGACAGTTAAAGTATAACTACCGGAAGTATTATTATGAAAGATGTATTCTTTTTCTACAGCAGGAACGTAGACATAAATATTCCCTGTTAGCGTTCCTGTAAATTCAATAACTTTATTGGCAGCTTCATTAGTCGTTTCAACATCAGGGTCTCGATTCGCTTGACTTAAAGTAACGTTCGTGCTACCAGAAACATTTTTAGTAAGATAACCTCCTACTGCAGCATCAATAACTTGAAGATTATCGTTTGTATTATTTCCCCAAATACCAGCGTTTGCGCCAGCTTCCATAAGTTCTAATTTTAATCGATCTGAATAAGTTGATGCCATTTTATGCCGCTACCTTCGTCCATGTGTTTGTACTTGAAGTATCTACATTCGCCCAAGTACTAGTCGAAGATGTATCTACTTCTGTCCACGAATTATTAGCACCCGGTATTGGTTGCCAGAAATTAGGTGAACCTAGATTTATATTAGCAGAAAATCCAGAAATTGGAAGAATTTGTTCAGTTGAAACAGAAACATTTCCTTGAATTAACTGTAGTTCGTTTCCTGTCGCAGTAACAATCGCACTACCAGAAACAACGACATTATTTAAAGATAATGTTAATTCTTGACCCGTTACAAGTAAAATTTGATCTGTTGATACTTCAACTTCACTTAAAGCTGTCGTTAATTCTTCACCCGTAACCGCTGTATTCGCACTAGCTGAAACTATTACATTTCCTAATTGACTATTTCCTTGAACACCTGTCGTAATTACAATTACAGCATTTCCGACTACGACTTCATCTGAAAGTACGCTTTGAAGTTCAAATCCAGTAATTGGTATTTCTTGATTAATAGCAATCGTGACGCTAGAAACGTTTCCTGTCGCTTCAACACCTTCTTCGATAACGACAGCATTTCCGACTACAATTTCATCTGAAAGAGTAGTAGTTGCTTCTATTCCTGTAATAAGGATTTCAACGTTAATTTTTCCTTCTGCGGAAAACGGTGCTTCAGAAAATGAAACAGCTGAGAATGTCATAATTTATTAGGGTTTCGTAGGAAATACCACATCATCTGGATTAGATGTAGATGAGGGTAAATCTCTTAAAGCCTGTCTATAGTTACTCATCTCAGTTGTCATGGTGACATCCGATAGAGCATAGAAATCTGTTTCTTCTAGGAGTTTGTTTCTCTTTGTTCTTATCTCTTGCCAATCATAGTCAGCTTGTAACTGTGCTAATCCGTCAATACATTCTTGTTCTGTGGGTTTAGTTTTGGTGTCATCAAGGATAACTAGATTTTCATAAGTATGTTCTTGATTATTAAAACCAAACCATTGTCCTGCATGTAAAGATATTAAATAATCTTCTAAATTTTCTGGTCTCATTTTATGTATCTCCTAATCTTATAAATGTCATATAAGTTAAATTAGCATTAGCATTCCCTTGAATACTGTTTGAATTATTAGATTGTTCTATATCAAATTTTACTTTTGTATTTGAAGTGCTAGTAACATCTAAAAGAATAGAGCAACCCGCACTATCTTCAGAGCCAGTTCCACCACTTGTTCGACATGTTGCTATATCACTGTATGTTGAATTATTTGTTGTTACTCTAATTTTTCCTTCTAAAAAACCAGAGTCTGCTGAGTTATTAGCTCTTATATTAAATGAAACTAAATACACTCCAGTTTCTGGAAATGTAAAGACTCCACTACTTACTGACATTGCGCTACCTATTCCCCCTCCCGCACCCGTACCACTTACTCTTGATAAATTACTTGATATAGGAACAGCATCACCAGTAAAACTACTTGTTAGTCTAAATTGGTCAGCTACAGTAATACCACCACCAACACCAGTTAATGCAGAACCATCACCACTAAAAGCAGTTGCGGTGACGGTGCCATTGACGTCTAATTTAGAAGAGGGTGAAGTTTGACCTATTCCGACATTACCAGAACTGTCTATAAGCATGTCGACATTAGTAAGTCCATTTGTATAAAATTTCATTTCGTTCGTGCTATGCGTATATACAATAGATCCAGCTATTGCATCGGCATCTGAAAATCTTAATGTAGTAGCGTCAGTCGTTCCTGTAGTTTTAAGAATTAATCTTGCTTCACCACCTGCTTCGTGAGTTACTATCTGATCCCCAGATCCAGAAGTGTGTAAAATACCTTCAGGACTACTTGTACCAATACCTACATTACCAGCACTGGTGATACGCATACGTTCCGCTTGACCACCATTGTCTGTAAAAAATCTCATTGAAGATTGTGTTCCATTTTCTTGTGTTACAGATATTTGTGCTGAATCTCTTTCAGAAGGACCGTCTGTGTCGACTTCAAACATTATGGTACTAGTCATTCCTGCAGTAAAATCAGTATTTCCTATTGTTAAGACAGTAGCATTTGCACCACCACTAGAAGATGCGGTTATATGTAAAGGTGATTCTGGACTCGCTGTTCCAATCCCTACATTACCACCATTTATCCAACTATTTCCATCTGTATTTAGAACAATACCATCTGTAGTAACACCGTCTTTTCTTAGTCTGATATATCCTCTATCTAATCCTACTCCACTAGAAGATGCACGACCTATCATTGCTACTTCATAGTCATCT